TTGCACATGAATATCTTATAGAACAATTACAATTTTCAGGAAATGAAACAGTTACTTCTTCTATACAAAGAATAAAACTTAATTTTAATCATCCTGTTAAAGAACTTGTATGGGTTACACAACTTGATTCTTCTGTTACTCATGATAATGATGCAACATATAATACAACTGAAAAAAATAATGATTTAAAAGCATTTACTAGTAATAGTGCTAATATAATATCTACAGCAAAATTACAACTTAATGGTCATGATCGTTTTGCTGAACGTAAAGGTGCATATTTTAATTATGTACAACCATATAATCATCATACTGCTTCACCGGCTAATGGTATTAATTGTTATTCATTCGCACTTAAACCAGAAGAACATCAACCATCAGGTACTTGTAATTTTTCTCGTATTGATAATGCAATCCTTCAATTAACATTAATAGTTTCTTCATCTGCTAAAACACGTGTATATGCTATAAATTATAACGTTCTTCGTGTAATGAGTGGTATGGGTGGTCTTGCATATTCCAATTAAATTAATTTATAAAAAATATTTTATTATAAAGTTAATTAATTTATAAAAAATATATATAATTATTATAATAGACTTATGGGTGGTGGTCTTATGCAATTAGTTGCTTATGGTGCCGCAGACATATATCTTACTGGTAATCCCCAAATTACATATTTTAAGGTTGTTTATAGAAGACATACTAATTTTAGTATAGAAAGTATAGAACAATCTTTTGATGGAACTATTGATTTTGGAAAAAAAGTTAGTTGTATTATTAATAGAAATGGGGATCTTATAGGTTCTATATATTTACAAATTGTTTTACCACAAATATCTGGTTCTGGAGCATCAAACTTTTCTTGGAATCATTATATAGGATTAAATTTAATTAATTATATAGATATAGAAATTGGCGGACAACGAATAGATAAACATTATAATCATTGGTTATATATTTGGGGTGAATTAACTGTATCTAATAGTAAACTAGATAATTATAATAATATGGTTGGTGCTACATCAGAATTAAATACTGTTCCTAATGATTCATATACTAATATTCCTGAAACTACATTATTTATACCTTTACAATTTTGGTTTTGTAAAGACCCTGGTCTTGCTCTTCCGCTTATTGCATTACAATATCATGAAGTAAAAATTAATATTGAATTTGAAAGTTTTATAAATTGTATTAAAGGTTTTGGTGCTAGTACAGCAACCGCTTTAAATATTGTTAGTGGAAAATTACTTGTTGATTATATATATTTAGATAGCAATGAAAGAAAAAGATTCGCACAAGTATCACACGAATATCTTATTGAACAATTACAATTTACAGGTGATGAAACAATAAGTGGTACAAATAATCGTGTAAGATTAAATTTTAATCATCCTGTTAAAGAACTTGTTTGGGTAGTTAGAAAAGATAGTAATATAAATACTACTTCTAATGCTTCAAGTTTTTTTAATTATGGAGATTCAGCATCTATAGATAGTGCTTATGGTTCTGTATCAGGTGGTAATAATGTTGTTAGCAATGCTAAACTTCAATTAAATGGTCATGATAGATTTGCACAAAGACCAGGATTATATTTTAATTGTGTTCAACCATATTATCATCATACATCAAGTCCTACTACTGGTATTAATGTATATTCATTTGCACTTGAACCTGAAGAACATCAACCATCGGGAACTTGCAATTTTTCAAGAATAGATAATGCTGCACTCTATATTAATACTGGTTCAATAACTACAAATGCAAAAATAAAAATTTTTGCTTTAAATTATAATGTTTTAAGAATAAAAAGTGGTATGGGTGGTCTTGCATATTCTAATTAATTTTTTTTTTTATAGAATTTTTTTCTTTATCTAATATATAAACAAAAACTATGGGTGGTGGTCTTATGCAATTAGTAGCTTATGGTGCTCAAGATGTTTACCTTACTGGTAATCCTCAAATTACTTTCTTCAAAGTAGTATACAGACGTCATACTAATTTCAGTATGGAATGTATTGAACAAACATTCAACGGTACTGTAGCTTTTGGAAATAAAGTTACAGCAACAATCAGCCGTAATGGTGATCTTGTATCTAATATGCATTTACAAATTGCTTTACCCGCACTTACTACTACTGATAACTGGTGTGCTGAAGTAGGTAATGCACTTATTAATACAGTAGAACTTGAAATTGGTGGTCAACGTATTGATAAACAATATGGTGAATGGATGCATATCTGGAAAGAACTTAGTTGCCCTCTTGCTAAAGTACAAGTATTAGATAAAATGCTTGGTAATGTTGTAAAACTTAATCGCGCTGACGGTAATGTAGGTGCATATACTTGCTATGTTCCTCTTTTATTCTACTTCTGCCGCAATCCAGGTCTTGCTCTTCCACTTATTGCCCTTCAATACCATGAAGTTAAGGTTATTGTAGAATTCCGTGCTCTTGCTGATGTAAAGATTGGTACAGCTGCCACAGTAACTCTTGGTGATACTTCACTTTGGGTAGACTATGTATATCTTGATACTGATGAACGCAGACGCTTCGCACAAGTATCACACGAATACCTTATTGAACAACTTCAATACTCTGAAGAAACAGGTACTCAAAATTCAAACAATTTCCGTCTTAACTTTAATCATCCAGTTAAAGAACTTGTATGGGTAGCACAACATGCAGATTCACTTGGTACAACACAACTTCAACGCTTCAACTATACTAATGCTCTTGATACTGCATTCCTTGATACTATTGACGGTAATGTTGGCGGTAGCTTCGGTGGTGGTGATAATCTTGTCAGTGATGCTAAACTTCAACTTAATGGTCATGATAGATTTGCAACACGCCCAGGTGCATACTTCAACTATGTACAACCATATCAACATCACACCGGTTCTCCTGATGAAGGTATTAATGTATACTCATTTGCACTTAAACCAGAAGAACATCAACCATCTGGTACTTGCAACTTCTCCCGTATTGACAACGCAACTCTTAATATGAATCTTACTGCAGCTGCGACTGTTCGTATCTATGCTGTCAACTATAATGTTCTCCGTGTAATGAGTGGTATGGGTGGTCTTGCCTATTCCAATTAATTTTTTAATTAATTTTTTAATTTTTTAATTTTTAATTATTTTATTTGAAATTAAAATCTTATCTAGGATTATAAACAAAAACAATGGGTGGTGGTCTCATGCAACTCGTAGCTTATGGTGCTCAAGATGTATACCTTACAGGTAATCCTCAAATTACTTTCTTCAAAGTAGTATACAGACGTCATACTAACTTCAGTATGGAAGCTATTGAACAAACATTCAATGGTACTGCTGACTTCGGTAAAAAAGTAACTGCAACAATCAGCCGTAATGGTGATTTAGTAACTAACATGTATGTTGAAATCGGTCTTCCAGCACAATCAGGTCAAGTATACAATGACAATGCAGGTTTCGCTGTTATCAAAAGTGTAGAACTTGAAATTGGTGGTCAAAGAATTGACAAACATTATGGTGAATGGATGCATTTATGGGCAGAACTTACTTTACCAGCAGGTAAAAATGATGCTTTAGAAGCAATGATTGATAATGCAACAGCCAGCGCTAAAACTGTAACAGTCCCACTTTTCTTCTACTTCTGCCGCAATCCAGGTCTTGCTCTTCCACTTATTGCTCTTCAATACCATGAAGTAAAATGCAACATTGAATTTGAAGCTGAAAACAAATGTGTTGTAGGTACAGCAGCAGGTCAATCATTAAGTTCTGCTAAATTATGGGTAGACTATGTATATCTTGATACTGATGAACGCAGACGCTTCGCACAAGTATCACACGAATACCTTATTGAACAACTCCAATTCACTGGTGATGAAACTTTAGCAAATGGTTCTAACAAGATCCGTCTTAACTTTAATCACCCAGTTAAAGAATTAGTATTCGTAGGTCAACACGGCGACGCCGACACCGCAGGTTCTGGTCTTGCCAGATTTGATTACACTTCCAGTGGTGCTGGTGCAGCAACTGCATTAATCTCTGATGCCAAACTCCAACTTAATGGTCACGACAGATTTGCAACAAGAGGTTCAGCATACTTCAACTATGTACAACCATTCCAACATCACACCTCAACACCTGCTCTTGGTGTATGCTGTTACTCATTTGCACTTAAACCAGAAGAACATCAACCATCTGGTACTTGCAACTTCTCCCGTATTGACAACGCAACTCTTAACTTAACCACTGCCGATGTTGGTAAAGGTCGTGTATATGCTGTCAACTACAAC